GGACCGACAATTTCCGTAAACGATGGCATCTGCATCAATGGGGATCAGCCGGATTATAAGGTAATTGCCATCTATCCCTATCGTTATCTGACTCTGGAGGTGGAAAAGCTATGATTCTTGGAACGAAAGATGTCACAGAGATGCTGAAAAATGCCTCAGAGCTTGAGATCAGCAAAGCGGTTTCAAAAGGAATCAAGCTGGTCCAGTCCGCGGCGCGGGCGGAATGCCCGGTAGATCACGGTGAACTGAGGGGAAGCATTTTCACAGTGGTAGAGGCAGAAGGCCGGAATGTAACCGGCATCTGTTATACAGATAAGAAATACGGTCCATATGTGGAATTTGGTACCGGCCCGAAGGGACAGGCGAACCACGAGGGCATCTCGCCGGATGCAACGCCGGTTTATACACAATCGCCCTGGTGGATCCACGAAGGCAGCGGTTGGAATGAGGTTGACAGGGAGACTGCAGAAAAATGCGGCTGGTTCTACATTGACACACCGGATGGCAGATTCTATCAGTGTACCGGACAGGCAGCGCAGCCTTTTATGTATCCGGCACTGAAGAACAATGAGAAACAGATTGAGCAGGTTATACGAGAGGAGCTGAGAAAACAGTTTTGAAGAACGTAAAAGATCAGGTATATGCGGCGCTGGATGCCGTATTTGAGAATGTAACGGACCAGTACCCGAAAGACTGGGCAGCACTGCCTGCGGTGCAGTACACAGAAGAGGATAACAAGGTCTACGAGCGCACGGACAAGGAAGAAAAATCCTATGTGCGGTACCGGATTGATATTTGGAATAATCGGTCTACATCCGAAGCCGCCATGCAGGTAGATGCTGCGCTTTCGGCACTTGGCCTGGTGCGCATCCTGTGCCAGGATACGCCGGATCCATCCGGTATGAAACACAAAGTGATGCGTTACGAAGGAATTATTGATATGGAGTCGGAGCAGGTATTCTGGCCGGCTTAGGAAAGGAGCAAATATGTTAGCAAATGGTGCAAAATTAGGATACAAGAAACACGGTGCGGCAGAAAGTACCTACACAGATCTTCCAGGTCTGAAAGAGATTCCGGAGATTGGAGTGGAGGCCGAGAAGGTGGACAACACCTGCCTGACAGATACTCACAAAGTATATGAGCAGGGAATCGGCGATTTGCCGGAAATGACTTATAAGTTAAAATACGACAATACAAAAGCTACTTCTCCGTATCGGCTCATGAGAACTGCGCAGGAGAACAAGGATCTGCTGGATTTCCAGGAAACGGCAGCAGATGGTACAAAGTGCAGCTACAGCTCGTACGTTTCTGTAAAGCGTACCGGCGGCGCTGTCAACGGCGTAATCGAGTTTGAGCTTACCATGCTGGTACAGAGTGATCTTGCCTGGACGGATCCAGCGTAAAGAAATGAAGAAAGAGAGGGTACATAAATGAGCGAATTTACTGGCGGCATCGATGAAGAGATCGGTGTAGAGGAGAAAGAAAAATCCGATAAAATTACAAACATCGAAGAGAAAAAGCCGAAAAGACGGCCGTTTCACTACTGGGAAGTAGGGGAAAGAAAACTGAGTCTGAAGCTGAATACCAGAATGATCGAGACTCTGGAAAATAAATACAAAATGAATGTCATGAATCTGGTTGCTGGCGGTGATATCCCGCCGCTGTCTGTCATGCTTACTGTAGTGCAGGCGGCAGCGACCCCATGGACGCACAAACTGAAATACGAGGATGTTCGGAAAATGTATGACAAATGGACTGAGGACGGTGGCGATCAGATCACTTTCTATTCTCAGATCATTATGCCGACAATGGTGGTTTCTGGTTTTTTCCCGCAGGATCAGGCGGACGACCTCATGAAGAATCTGGAAGCAGCAGAAGAAATGATGTAACGCTTGTCTCCGATGATCTGGATGAACTGTATGAACAGGCGCTGGACTGCGGCATCCGCCCGGCGCTCTTCTGGGAGCTGTCACCGCTGGAGATCGCGGATCTGATGGCGAGTTACCATCGGAGGGAACGCCGGAAATTCAGGCAGCAGGTGGGGCTGTCCTTCCTGCAGGCGGAATTGACCGCGCGGTATGTGTCGTTACAAAAAGGAGATCCGCTTCCGGAGCCATGGGAGTATTATCCGACACTGTTCGAGGAAGAAAAACAGGCATTCGAACAGGAAAAACTGAAAGAGTATTACGAAAAGCGGCGGGAAGATGCCGCGCGGTACAACCAGAGACGGCATCAGACAGAAGAGAGTTGATGTCGTCTCTCTTTTTAAGGATTGAGGAAGGAGGTGAAAACGATGGCAGAAGACCTTGCAAAATTGCAGGTTAAACTCGAAGCACAAGCGGATGAGTATGTCAAAGAGATCAAAAGGGCTGACTCTGAAACAAAAAGAGCAGTTGCCAGCATGACAAAAGAAACCGAGCGCCTGAAAAAGCAGTCTTCCAGTATGGGTATGTGGAAAAATACCGGAAAATTGATTGCAGATTCCGTGAAACATGCGATTCCAAACATCAAAGCTATGAATGCTGAGATAAAAAACTACGTGAAAGAAGCGCAGGTAGCTGCCGGTATCAAAGTGTATACCGACGAGTATGCTGAAACGCGAAGAAACATTGAGAAAACCAGGAAAAAGCTCAATGAACTGCGGCAGGAAGAAAAGGCATTGCAGCAGATGGGAGAAAGCAGCGGCGAGTCGGACAGGTACCGAAGTCTCAGAAAATCCGCTGAAAAAACGCAGGCGGAACTGGATACACTGCATGAAAAAATGAAAAAACTGGAAGACGACGGTGATGCACAGGAATATACTCCGAAATATCAGAAAACGATTGACGCTATGTTTGCAGAGAAGAAACGTGTAGAAGAACTGCAGAAGGAACTTGATGCAAGACGAAAAAGCGGATCTTCTATGACTTATATCACAGAGCAGGGGAAACTTGGAAATGTGAAAGATGATCTGGAAGAAAGCAGAAGAAAAGTAAAAGATCTGGAAAAGCAGTTGGAGGATCTGGAGAAAAGAGGAAAAGACTGGCAGCCGACCGAAGCGGCCAGAAAGCTCTCAGACCAGATGGAACAGACATCAGAAAAGCTTGGAAAATATCGTACAGAGATGACGGAACTTCGAGCAGACGGTGTAGATCGCGGAACCGATGCGTGGATCAAGAACCAAAAAGAGATTGCAAAAGCCAGTGGTGAGATGGAAAAGTACAAAACCATGAGCAGGAATATGGAATCTTCTGGTGAAGATATAAAGAAAGGAACCGGCGGTGTAGCAGCCAGTGTCAAGGCTGTTGCCAGTGAAATGAAAAAGTCCATCAGTCAGACAAAAGTCGGTAAAGTAGCATCAGTCGGTTGGGGTGGTGCTACCAAATTTTTCAAAGGTGTAACATCCGGCGCAAAGCTTGCAACGAAAGCGATTAAGAAATGTTCCGGTGCAGCCGCATCTCTGATCCATCGTTTCAGTAATGGCATTTCTGCCGCCGGGCGGTTTGCAAAAGGGCTTTTAAGTCTTGGTAGAGGAGCCAGAAATACAGCCGGCGGATTCCAGGGCGGCCTGAAAGGGCTGCTGATGTACGGATTGGGAATTCGTTCCCTCTTCGCGCTGGTCAATCGTCTGCGCAGTGTCCTGACAGAGGGGATGAACAATCTGGCGCAGTACAACGACAGCACCAACGGCAGTCTTTCTATGCTGATGTCGTCCCTGACACAGCTGAAGAATGCTCTGGCAACAGCTTTTGCGCCGATCTTGAATGCAGCAGCACCGATGCTGAATCTTCTGATTCAGAAAGTGACGGCAGCCGTAACGGCGCTGGGGCAGCTCTTTGCGTCGCTGACCGGTCAGTCCGGCTTTGTAGCGGCTAAGAGGGTCAATCAGGACTATGCCAAGAGTTTAAATTCCAACGCAGACAGTGCGAAGAAAGCCAATAAAGAAAATAAAAAACTACAGAACACACTGTTCGGCTTCGACCAGATCAACAAACTGAATGATAATTCAGACAGCAGCGATGCAGCAGATAACAGTGCGGGAGGTGGTCTGACACCGGCGGACATGTTCGAGTCTGTTCCGGTAGAAAGTAAAATCAGCGACTTTGCGAAAAGACTGAAAGATGCGTGGAAGAATGCAGATTTCACGGAGATCGGACAGATTGTCGGTACAAAGCTGAATGATGCGCTGAATCGGATCTCGTGGGGAACGATCCAAAATACGGCGCGAAAAGTTGGCAAGTCCATTGGCACGTTTATCAGCGGCTTCGTCGAGGTGCCGGATCTTGGAACGAACATCGGAAAAGCGATCGCTGAGGCGGTCAATACAGGTGTTGGAGGCATCAATGCCTTTCTGGACAATACCAGATGGGATTCTGTCGGAAAATTTATCGGTGATGGGCTAAACGGTGCGGTTAATACTGTAGACTGGTCGGGAATCGGTCACATGTTTGCGCAGAAGTGGAATGCAATCTTTACCACCATTGGAGAAGCTGCCAGAACCTTTAAGTGGTCTAATTTTGGAAAAAATTTAGCGTCTGGACTCAATAAAGCGATTACCGATTTTGACTGGGCTGGAAATGGAGCGCGAATCAGCGACCTTGCACTTGGCCTGCTTAATACGCTTACAACTTTTCTGGAGCAGACAGACTGGGTAAAACTCGGCGCATCCATCAAGTCATTTATTGCGGCCATTGATTGGAAAAGTATTGGAACAGAACTTTCACGGGCAATTGGAGATATCTTTGGCGCACTTGGTGCTATTGTCGGCGGTTTGGTAGGTGATGCCTTTAAAAATGCTCAGAAATATTTTGCTCAGAAAACGAAGGAATGCGGCGGTAACGCTTTCCTTGGATTCCTTAAGGGAATTCGGGATGCAATTATAGGCATCGGAGCTTGGATCAAGAAGAATATTTTTGATCCGTTTATGAAAGGCTTCAAAAGTGTATTCGAGATTCACAGCCCGTCCAAAGTTATGGCTGAGATGGGAAAATATCTCATCGAAGGCATGCTGAAAGGAATCACTGGAAAAATCGCGGATATCAAGGCGAAGTTTTCAGAAATCAAAGATGCCATCAGTAAAAAGTGGGAAGAAACAAAAACGGACACCTCAAAAAAATGGAAGCAGATCACCGAAGAGACAACCAAAAAGATGGGCAGTCTGCGGGATGATGCAAAAACAAAATTTGAGGAAATCCGTTCCAATATTTCCGGAAAATGGTCCTTGGTGCGCCAGAACACAGAGACGAGCTGGAACAATATCAAATCCAATACAGCTCAAAAATGGTCTGAAATCCGGTCGGATGCATCTGCAAAATTTGAAAATATCCGCAGCACGGTGGCCCAGAAATGGAACAGTCTGCACAAAGACACAACGTGGTCGCAGATCAGCAGCAATTTGAAAAATACTTGGTCAGATTTGAAGAGCAATGCGTCGAAAGCGTTTGGAACAATCAGTGACAATATCCTCGGCTGTTTCCGAAATTTGAAAAATTCCCTGAAGAGCACAATGTCCGGCGTGGCAAATGCCATCATTTCGCCGATCGGCAGCGCGGTCAACGGAGTGATCAGCGGAGTCAATTGGATTCTGGGAAAAGTCGGCAGCAGCAAGTCATTTGCAAAGTGGCAGGTGCCGAAATTTGCCAACGGATCAGAAGGTATTCCGACTGATACGCTCGGAGTGGTCAATGATCAGCCTGGAGGAATCTATCGAGAGATGGTTATTCGCCCCGATGGCAGTGCTTTTATCCCACAGGGCAGGAATGTTCCACTGATGATGGAAAAAGGCACACAGATCGTTCCTGCGAAGCAGACACAGCAGTATATGAGCATGATGCCGCACTTTAAGACCGGAGTAGGCAGCAAGATCAAAGAAACCATTGAAAATGTATGGAGCTATGTATCACATCCGTCCAAGCTGGTGGATCTGGCTCTTGATAAATTTGCCAATATCGGAAATGCCATGGAGCCCGGGTTAAGCATTGCAAAGGGTGTCATTTCCCAGGTAAAAGGAAGCGTGACGGACTTTGTAAAGAAAATATTCAGCGAGTCCGAACCGAAAGTCAACTATGTAGCCAGCAAGGGCGTGGAGCAGTGGAGATCTCTTGCAACAAAGGCGCTGCAGCTGACCGGCCAGTATTCTGCGGCAAACCTGAACCGGCTGCTGTACCAGATGAATACAGAGTCTTCCGGAAATCCGAATGCCATCAATCTGTGGGACAGCAATGCCAAACGGGGAACGCCGTCCAAAGGTCTGATGCAGGTCATCGATCCAACGTTCCGTGCATATGCCATGGCGCCATACAACAAGAACATCTGGGACCCGCTCAGTAATATGATTGCATCTATCCGATACGCAGTGAGCCGCTATGGAAGCCTTTCCAGAGCCTACCAGGGGCACGGCTATGCGTCCGGCGGCTTCCCGCAGACTGGCGAGTTCTTCATGGCACGCGAATCCGGACCGGAGCTTGTAGGCCGGATGGGCAGCAGAAACGCGGTTGCCAACAACGATCAGATCACAGAGGGCATCAAAGGTGCCGTTTTTGAAGCTATGCTGGACGCATTCCAGGCAGGCGGTATTTTTGAGCGGAAATCCGATGCGAACAAGGACGTTACCCTGGAGCTGACGATCAAAGCCGATTCGGAAACTCTGTATAAGGTCGTTCGGAAAGGCAAAGAGAAACACGATGGAAGATACTATGTGATTGAAACAATTTAGGAGGCGGGTACATGGATGAAATGATTAGCGTTGACGGGAAAACATTCAAGTGCCCGTCATCCTTTAAATGGAAAAAGAGTGACATCAGCGCAAGCGACGCGGGAAGAACGGATGATACGCAGATGCACAAGAACAAGGTGGGTGAAAAGCGCACCTTGTCTCTTGGCTGGGTCTGCCTGTCAAAAGCGGAAATCCATGAGATTCTGGTGGCGTTCGAGCCGGAATATGTCAATATTACATATTGGGATCCATTAGACGGAAAGGACATGACGCGGCGGTTTTATACCGGCGATATGGAAGCTGATGTGAAATGGTGGGCGAAAGGCCGCGAACGGTACTCTACACTAAATTTTGAGGTCATAGAAAGGTAGGAAAACATGCGGACATTATCAGAAAAGTTTAAAGAACTGCAGGAAGAGCATCCGGGGCAGGTTCTGCGCTTTGTAGATCTTACGCTCAAAGATGGAACGGTTCTGAATCTGACAAATCATCAGTTGTGGGAGAAAGGATTTCAGTTCGAGGATGCTGTTTCTGGAGAAAGCAGTTTTGATATCGGATCGGTAATTGTTAATCAGTGTATCGTTAACATCAACAACATCTATAACGATTACAGCAATTATAATTTCGAAGGTGCGGAAGCGGTTTGCTATCTCGGTATGAATGTAGGCGAGAAGACCGAACAGATCGAAAAAATCCGAATCTGCACGATGACGGTGGTAGAAGCTCCGTATCAGAACAGTTCCATTATTTCTCTGACCTGTCAGGATAATGCCCGCAAATTCGACCGGGACTATGCAGAAAGCAAGCTTTCATATCCGGCCACCAGATCGCAGATTATCCGGGATGCCTGTAATGTATGCGGCGTAACACTGGGTACGGTATCTTTTTACGGAGATGACTATGTAGTGCAGGAGCGGCCGGCGGATGAGGCATTAACCTTCCGCCAGGTGCTTTCCTGGACAGCACAGCTCGGGTGCCAGTGGATGAGATGCGATGAATACGGACATTTATGCGTCGGATGGTATCCGTTGGAACCAAAAGCAGAAGATTCACTTAAGATTCGAAGCACGATTGGACTTACTGTTAACTTGGAAGAAGTTGTAATCACAGGCCTAAAGGTGACAGAATACACAACAGATGATTCCAATGGAACATCGTATCTGTATGGAACAGAAGGATATGTTCTTTCTATTGATAAGAATCAGCTGATCACAGCGGGAACCGGAAAGGATGCCGCTGAAAAGATCGGTCGGCAATGTGTAGGCATGCATTTTCGACCGTTTTCCTGCAGCCAGCTGATGGATATTGCAATGGAAGCCGGAGATGCGGTGGTGGTTACGGATCGGAAAGGGAATACTTATCAGAGCTATGTAACCGTGACAACTCTGAAACCGGGAGAATATCAGAGTGTTGCCTGCAATGCTAAAAGTGCAGAGCGGAACAGTTACAAACGGTACGATGAACTGACACAGGCCTATCTTGCACAGAAAAAGCAGTATCAGGTACAGAAAACGGCGTGGGAAAATCAAATCGAAGAGCTTGGCAAGCGTCTGAAAGAATCGCCGGGTCTCTACACAACTGAGGAAAAAGATTCTGCCGGCGGGAAGATTTTTTACTGGCATAATAAACCGACGTTGAAAGAATCCGATATTATCTGGAAAATGACAGCGGATGCCTGCGGCGTATCCACAGATGGCGGAAAAACGTGGAATGCTGGACTCTCTGTTGACGGTAAACTGATTGGCAAGATCATGAGTACAATCGGCCTTAATTTCAGTTGGGGCGTTGGCGGCGAACTGATAATCCAGGATAAGTCCGGGAATGAAACCATGTATGTCAATGCAGAAACAGGAGAAGTAAGAATCCGAGCCACTTCGTTTTCTATATCTGGAAAAACAGTGAACGACATCGCAAAAGATTATGCGAATAGCACACTGGATGATTTTTTACAGGGCGAATATGCAGATGCGATGACTGAAATTTCGGAATCGCTTGATAAAAAAGCAGAAACATGGTATCAGGATACGGATCCATCGTTGAACTGGAATGAAAGAAGGGAAAAAGAGCCTCTGCAGGACAGCGAAAAGGAAACCATCACAGATTCTAAAAATGAAGATCTTCTTACCGTGTGGGAACGAGAAAAAGTTTCCCATAATGGAGACTTGTGGCATAATACCACAACGAATGTGCAGTATATTTACATCAACGGAAACTGGCAGGAAATGAATGTTCCGGATGAGGTTTTTGATAAAATCGACGGAAAAGCACAGATTTTCGTGGCAGAGCCGGTACCGCCGTATGATGTTGGTGATACTTGGTTTACCGGTACGGAAATCCGAGTCTGCATGACAAAACGAGAGTCCGGCAAATATCAGGCAAGCGATTGGTTGAAAAAGGATGCGTATACAGACGATTCTGCGTTGAACACTTTTTTGAATGGAAGCTATAAAAATACGCTTACGGAGGTTCGCTCGCAGATTGATGGAAAAGCGGAAACCTGGCGGCAGGAAAGTGATCCGGCAGCTGCATGGACTACAACAGCCGAAAAAGCAAAGCACAAAGGAGATTTATGGAATAATACCAAAACACAGAAATCTTATATCTATAACGGTACAGGATGGGAAGAGATGACTTCAACACCGCCTGAAGCTGTCTTTGATATGATTGATGGAAAAGCTCAAATCTTTGTCAGTACACCAGTTCCTCCATACGCAATTGGAGATTTGTGGTTTAACAACCAAACTTCAGATATCTTAACCTGTATAGTAAACAGGGAATCTGGCAAGTTTACAGCGGCCGATTGGCAAAAAAGGAATAAATATACCGACGATTCTGCTTTCACAAAATGGATGAATGGTGAATATTCCAATACACTGCAGGAAGTAAAAGGACAGGTGGATGAAAAAGCAGAAAAATGGAGACAATCTGCGGATCCATCAAAATCATGGACAACTACTACTGAAAAAACAAAACATAAAGGGGATCTCTGGTATAACACAACAGAACAGAAGTCTTATATTTACAATGGAAGCACCTGGGAAGCCATGAAGGCGGAACCGCCGAGTTCCGTTTACGACTCTATTGACGGAAAAGCGCAGATCTTCGTAAACACGCCAAAACCGCCATATGATGTGGGAGACCTGTGGTTTAACGATTCTACATCAGACATTATGACCTGTGTTACAGGAAGGAAAAGTGGAAATTACGTTTCTTCGGATTGGCAGAAGCGAAACAAATACACAGATAATACGGCAGTAGATGATCTGAATAAGAAATTGAATCAGGAGGAGATCTTCAACCGCCTGACAAATAATGGAGTGGAGCAGGGCGTGTACATGAAAGATGGAAAGCTCTATTTGAATTTCACTTATGCACTGGGCGGTGTTTTAAAGCTCGGCGGAAAAAATAATGGCAATGGAGAGCTGCAGGTTTATGATGAAAATGGAAATGTAATTGGATCCTTGTCTAAAAACGGCTTTCGTATTGAACAGGCAGAAAAGATTAGTTTAGGCGAATATTTTAACTATGATTCCAGTGGAAAAATTAATGGAAACAAAGATGTATTTTTGGCTATGGGCGGATGGCAGATCAAAAAAACAACGGTATACGATGAACCAGCTGAGTATTGGGAAACTTCCGGAAGTCAGTTAAATGGAATTGGTGCTTATGGTCCATGGGCTTTCTGGGGAGGCTGGAACGGAGGAAGTGCGTTTAAAAAAGAAAATTACAAATTTCTCGTTACAGAAGATGGTGTGTGCAAGGCGATGTCCTGGGTAACCGGTTCTCGCGCGGAGTGGAAACAGGATATTCGAGAATACGAAGATGGTGCGTTGGAAAAAGTCCTTGGCTCCACCGTGTATCGATATCAGCTGAAAGAACATCCCAAAAATGAAGAGGGAAAACATATCGGATTTGTTATTGGCGACGGATATGCATTGGCGGAGGATATGTTAGACGAGAGCAAAAGTAGCGTTGACATGTACAGCGCTTTGGGAATTGCCTATAAAGCCATTCAGGAATTGAATGCAAAGGTAAACCGGCTGGAAGGAGAAATAGCATCGTACAGACAGGAGGCAGAAAATGGCAAGATTTGAAGAATATCTGGAAAAAACAGAACCAGAAGATACCGATATTTCAGTTCTGTATGATGGAGATGAAAATGCGACGAAGAAATTTTCATTGGGAAATCTTGTCAAATGGATGCTGAACCGCGCGAAAATAGGTCTGTTGGAAACCAATGCAAAAACTGTGACGGATTCTATTAATGAAGTGAATACTCGTGCAAAGACCAATACGGCAAGGATTGAAGCGATTGAGAAGAATCCTGTGAAATCTGAAAATTTGAATGGGCAGGTTTTTGGACTGGCTTGGATTTATTGGACAAACAATCTTGTGACTGGAGATGGGCTTGAAAATGATGCTATTACCTATTCTAAACATGATATTATTGCTACACAATGTTTACATTTGGATAAATTGGCATCGTCTAAACCAACTTTGACTTCGGATAGCATTATCATTTTAAAACGAGCAAAAGAATTAAATCCAAAATTAAGACATTTTGAATATATACAATCAGATAGTGGTAGAATAGATTTTTCTTATAATGGGGATCATGCACATTTAAATCCCAATGGATCGTGGGAAGGATCAACTGCTGATCTATCTGGAAGTTCGAGGATTTATACGTTTGCTCAGTTTTGTGACTGGTTTGATTGGTTTAAGAAACAAGGCGCAGATGGTGTCTTTTTTGATGATTGGGGATATGACTTTGCAAAAGAAGATATTTGTTATCAGTTCGGATGGAATCCGGATAATTATGAAAATTTAAATGCAACCAAAAATGAAAAATGGAAAAAGCTAATTGATGCATGTCACGAAAGAGGATTAGCTGTAATTACTAATGGAGGCACACCTTTTGAAATAGGTGATTGGTACACACATCTTGATGAAAACGATATTATTGCTTTGGAATCCTGTATGATTTCATCAGCAGGAAATACATGGAATAACGGTCATAAATCAATATATAATTATTATACAAATTGGTATAGTACCGGAAAATGCAAAGCAAAATTGTGGTCTTTAGATTATACTCCAAGTGGATCTAAAGAATTTAAAAATCAAATCCTTACATATTTATGTGCAATGGGATTAGCCTGTGGGGTGAATTATATATCAATGGGTGTAGCAGGGCGTATTGAAAAACCATTTTTTGTTGAAATTTTCACGCGTGGCACTCAGAAAAAAATAGTTAAAATCGACGATAATACATATTCATTAAGCGTTGGAAGACATCAATTAGAAGTGCATAGATGGTCTGGGCTTTCAGGTGCAGTGAGCCAGAGTAATATATCAAAAAATTATTATATTTATGATGGAGAAACTTTTAATAATGGTTTCAAACTGGCTTCTACTTCAAATTATGAGTTATCTAAGCAGATGAACAATGTAACAAAGACAATAGGAGGTCTAACTGAAGATACACGTAAAAACGCTTCATCATATTGGAGAATGGCTATTGACGATTGGCAAGAAAGTTTAAGCTATTTAGATTATAACAATTTAATTTTACAAAATGCATCGAATTTTGTTTGTAATTATCCTGGGCAAGCGTTGGCAGAAATTGTTAAAAATAATGATGGGACTGTCGATCTAATAATAAAATATATTAATGGTAATAGCGTGCATGTCTCTTTTGACGTTATTACCTCGTCGAATTATGAAAACTTTAAACTTACAGGAGAATCATTAGAGTTTGGATTTTCTGATGTTATTTTTGATATGGAGGAAGGTAGTTGGACATTACCAAATGGAACAGCATATTATGGGTCAAGTCTCTGGGCAATCCCCTCTTTTAGACCTCATCTTGTATATACCGTAAATGGGACATATAAAGATATAGAATATATAAAAGGTGTATCAAGTGATGTAGGAGAAACTAATGGGCATTACGAGAGAACACAACGCGGAGAAATCACCGCTGCAAAGGTTTATGTCTGGATTCGTTCGCCAGGAGAATCCAGTTTAATAAATGGCACTGTAACTCTAAAAAATCTGTATTTGATAGACACGGGGGAACATTCTGATGAAATTTCAAAACGATGGTATACGAATATTTTTCCAACATCATTTAATTATGCTTCTGCTTTGAACGTGGTACAAAAGAGAAGTTCAAAAAATGGATGGCCAGTTGTAGATATAACTGCAACATCTACCGATCCATGGGGATGGGCTTGTTATAAATTATCTGGTGATGAAATTATACAATTAAGAGGGCATACGATTGAATTAGGATGTTCTACGATGATTTTTTCAAATGGTTATACCGGACATCAACTTTCCAATTACTCAAATTATGCATTTGGAATAGGGGTTAATACCGATAATCCAAATTCGTATAGATTATATTCAGATACAATAATGAAATCGAGTGTATGGGATGAAAAACTTGTTTGTCTTACTTGTACTATCCCAGAAGATGCAACAAGTATATGTGTTGGTTTTAGGAGTTATGGTTATCCAGCTAAAACAATTGTATCCTTAAAGAATGTATATATGTATGATTTGCAAGAAGAAGTATCTATTCGAGGAAAAGATAGCACAAACGTGTCATTACGTTTGTGTAGAGTTAAAGAAGAACAAGAAAATTTAACTCCATCAAAGATTAAAAACTCTCTTTATGTTACGGAAAAAGGTAGAATATATTCATATGACCTTAAAGGGAATAAAGTAGACATTGCCGGAAGTATATACGCTGGAGCCGTAGAAGCAGGTTATAATGGAAATCCGAACGAATTTGGAGCTGAATTATATGAACTTATAAAGGGGAAATAGCCAATGACAGAGATTCGAGCAGGACCGGAAACGGTCTTATTTTTATACTCAACTTTAAGAAAGAGAGACGGAAAAGTGAACGAAATATTAATGCAGACATATACTATAGCACTTCCGGTGCTTCTGGGGTACATCGTCTGGCTCTTGAAGAACCAGAAAAGAGATCGCGACGCGAACAGTAAAGGAACTATGTTGCTGCTCAGAGTCCAGCTGATCGAATACCACAGCAAGTACACGCAGCTTGGAGATATCCCGTCGTACGCATATCAGAATTTCTGCGAAATGTACGAGGCATATCATGCCTTGGGCGGAAATGGTATGGTAACGAAAATGAAGCAGGAAATTGATGAATTACATATCAAAAAGAAAGGTGATTAATATGGAACAGATTATGAATTATGTGAAACCGGAACTTATTGTGGTGGCAGTTGCCCTGTATTTCCTTGGTATGGCACTCAAACAGGCGCAGGCTGTAAAGGATAAGTATATCCCTCTGATTCTCGGCGGTGTGAGTATCGTCCTGTGCGCCGTGTGGGTATTGGCCACCAGTGAGATCGGAACCGGTCAGCAGGCGGCAATGGCTGTGTTTACAGCGATCACGCAGGGGATTCTTGTGGCGGGGCTGAGCAACTACGTAAACCAGATCATCAAGCAGACACAGAAAACAGAGTGAGGACGATATACAACCGTCCTTTTTTTTGCGCCGGCGCAATTGATCCGGCAGAAGGAGAAATTATGAAGATTGATAGATCATACATCAGCAGCCAGAACACCTATCCGTACAACAACCCACAGTGTATTGTTGTACATAACACCGACAACTTCGCAGCAGGTGCCAATGCACGAGCACACGCCAAAGCGCAGCATGACGGTAATTTCCAGAACATGTCTGCACACTACTACGTGGACGATGGAGATACTGCCTACCAGGCCGCGCCGCATAGCCGCGGATGCTGGCACGTTGGCATCAACTACGGAAACGGCAACCTGTTCGGCGCTTATGGCAACCGGAACAGCCTCGGTGTGGAAATGTGCGTGCAGGGCGGATATAACTATGAGAAAGCGTTTCAGAACACCGTGGAGCTTGTACGGCAGCTCATGAAAGAAACAGGCATCCCAGCATCCAGAGTTTACCGCCATCTCGATATCTGCAGCAAAAACTGCCCATCGCAGATCATTGCAAAAGGAGATTGGACAAGATTCAAGAAGTTGATCAGCAGCGGTAGCTCCGATTCTTCCGGAAACGGAAATACGTCTGGAGAGGAGATATATAAGCCAGGAGTTTACAAGGTCAATGACACGGAATTAAACATCCGTATCGCGCCGAATGCAGACAGTAAGATCGTCGGAGTAATCCGGGATCAGGGCAGCTATACTATCACCAAAATCCAGAATGGAAGTTGGGGAAAACTGCTCTCGGGCGCAGGATGGATCAATTGTCATAAAAAATACTGTACCTACGGCGGTACAGCATCCGTTCAGAAGCCGGCCGCAAAAGCGATCTCAGTTGACGGAGTATGGGGACCTGAACTGACCAGCCGCCTGCAGGAGATCTTCGGGACACCACAGGATGGCAGGATCAGTAATCAGCCAACATCCAATCGGGAATGCTGTGTCGGCATTACAGTTGCTGAGTGGTCCACAAAACTGTCCGGCGGATCCGCGCTGATCAGAAAGTTGCAGGAATGGGCAGGAACCACAGAGGACGGCTACATCGGGCCACAGACCATCCGAGCGATGCAGAAAAAGCTCGGCACGCCGGTTGATGGTGTAATCAGCAATCCGTCCGCGATGGTACGCGCTCTGCAGGAATGGTGCAATCGGCAGTGATCAGCAATTAAAAAGCCCCGGGAGACCCCGGGGCAAAAAGAAACGCCGCAACTACGCGGCGTAAAGAATAATTCTTTTTTTCTGGTCATTTTGGATGTTCTGACCATGTGTTATAATAACATGTATATAGAAGAAAAGCAATAAAAATTCCCGGGCAAATTACCCGGGAAAACATATTGTATCATCGAAATTTTTACAGTTACAACATATCATCTGGTATTGCATTCTGGTGGCCCGGATGGAGAGATGGGCGCATCCATGCGGTATCTCTCTCAGCGTTTCACAGCACCGAACCGAATTGTAGCGGGGGTGTTGAATGATGTTGGTACAGAGGAATTAGCTCATCTCGAAATGGTATCCACGATCGTTCATCAGCTTACCTGTAATCTTTCGCTGGAAGAAATTCAGAATTCCGGTTTTGCTAATTACTATGTAGACCACACAGCCGGAATCTGGCCACAGGCGGCCGGCGGAGTCCCGTTTAATTCCTGCGAATTTCAGTCGAAAGGCGATCCGTTAACAGATCTGTTCGAAGATCTCGCTGCAGAACAGAAAGCCCGATCAACGTACGACAACATCCTTCGCTTGGTAAAAGATCCGGAGGTAGCTGATCCGATTCGTTTCCTGCGGGCGCGTGAAGTTGTGCATTTCCAGCGTTTTGGTGAAGCACTGCGTTCTGTACAGGACGAATTGAATTCGAAGAACTTTTATGCGTTTAATCCGTCGTTTGATGCAAAGACTTTCTGTGCGGCACCGCAGCCAGGGGCAGGTCAGGGGAATTGCTGCACAAGATAGTAAATTAAAAATCAAAGAACAGCACACCACTGGAAAATCCCATCTGAAAAACAGGTGGGATTTTTTGGGTTTACAGTAAGAAAATCTTATCCAGTCGTAAATCATTATCCCATCATAATATAGAAAAAAGACTTTCAAAAACAGAACAGTCAGAAAGGATGTTCCATGGAAGCAATGAATTATGTAAAGCCCGAACTCATCGTCGTTGCGTTCGTGCTGTATTTTTTCGGTGTTGCTTTGCGGCAGGCGCAGGCGGTGAAGAATAAGTACATTCCGCTGATCTTAGGCGGCATCAGTATGGTGCTGTGTGCGGTTTTGGTGATGGCGACGAGTGAGATTGAGACGGCGAAGGAAGGGGCGATGGCGGTTTTTACGGCGGTCACGCAGGGGATTCTGGTGGCGGGGCTGAGCAATTATGTGAATCAGATCATCAAGCAGATCCATAAGCCGGAGTGAACGGCGCTTCAAAAAATCTGTGTTATGCCGGAGCAGTCTGAACCGTCAGAAAGGGGAGAATATGAGAATTGATCGGTCGTATCTTGGAAATCAGAATACGTATGCGGAAAACAATCCCAAATGTATCGTAGTCCACAACACCGACAACTTCGCAGCAGGTGCCGATGCGCGGGCACATGCGCGAGCACAGCATGACGGGAATTTCCAGAACATTTCCGCACACTATTACGTCGATGACAGTGACACAGCCTACCAGGCGGCACCGCACAGCCGGGGGTGCTGGCATGTCGGCATTAATTACGGCGGAAAAAATCTGTTTCAGCAGTACGGCAACAAGAACAGCATCGGTGTGGAGATGTGTGTGCAGGCCGGGTATAATTATGAAAAAGCATTTGAGAATACTGCGGCACTGGTGCGGGAGATCATGCGGGAGACGGGGATTCCGCTGGAAAGAGTCTATCGTCATTATGACATCTGCAGCAAATACTGTCCGAGCCAGATCATGAACCGCGGTGACTGGGACCGCATGAAGCGGATGATCGGAAGCGGTGCAGGGAGCACAGGAACGGGAACAGCAGGCAGCGGAACAGGAAAAACGTATGCGCCCGGGATCTATCAGGTGCAGACAGCGGCCCTCAACATCCGTCAGGCACCGGATGCGGACAGCAGGATTGCCGGAACGATCCGGGATCAGGGAAGCTACACGGTGACGGAAATCCAGAACACAAGCTGGGGACGGCTTCTCTCAGGGACAGGCTGGGTCAACTGCCATACAGCGTATTGCCGTTATGCCGGTCCCGCAAAAGAAAAATCGGTAGAGACAGCAAAGTCATCCGGAAAGACAGTCGCAGAGGACGGAATCTGGGGCGAAAATCTGACGCGCCGTCTGCAGGAACTTTTCGGCACACCGCAGGATGGAAAAATCAGCAATCAGCTGGCCGTCAACCGGAAATTCTGTGATGGCATCACAGCCGCCGAGTGGGACAGTACGCCAAAAGGCGGATCGGCCCTTGTAAAAGAAATGCAGAAATGGGCATCGGCCGGCATGGACGGCTATATCGGTCCGCAGACAATCCTCGCCTGGCAGAAAAAACTCGGTACGCCGATCGACGGCACAGTAAGCAGCCCATCCGCCATGGTAAAAAAACTGCAGAAGTGGTGCAACCAGAAATAGAAAAAAGAATACTCAAAGACCCGGTTTTGTGTTATACTGGAAGATAGTTTAAAATGAACAGAAAGAAAAGAGCTTCAAAAAAGACTCGAA